ACTGCAGAAAATACTCTAGAATCAAGTAAATCAACATATACATTGGTAGATTTATTTTGCGGAACAGGTGCATTTTCATATGCATTTCACCAAACTAATAAGGTAAATACTATATTTGCAAATGATATGTTAGACAGTTCAGAAGAAATATTTAACTTAAATAATGACATTAAGTTAACTAAAAAGAATTTAATAGATATAAAAGATACTGATATACCTAAATCAGATATAATAACAGCTGGATTTCCATGCCAACCATTTAGCATTGCAGGGATGCAAAAAGGATTTGATGATGAAAGAAGTAATGTATTTTGGAAAATATTATCTATAATCAAACATAATTCTCCAAAAATAGTAATATTAGAAAATGTTAAAAATTTACAAAGTCACGACGATGGAAAAACCTTCAAAATTATTATTGAAAATTTACAAAAGTTAAATTATCACATTAAATATTCAATATTAAATACTAGCAAAATAACTGGAATACCTCAAAATAGAGAAAGAATATATATTGTATGTTTTAAAGATAAAAATTTATGTGATAAATTTGCATTTGATTTTCCAGAAGTACCTTTAAAACCAGTTTCGGAATTTCTTGAAAAGGATATTCCTGAAAAATATTATTATAATGATTCAACAATAATATTTGATGAATTAAAAAATAGTATTACAAAACACATTTCAACAAATACAATTTATCAATACAGAAGATATTATGTAAGAGAAAATAAAAATAATGTGTGTCCTACATTAACAGCAAATATGGGCGGAGGTGGACATAATGTTCCAATAATATTAGATGATAAAGGCATTCGTAAAATTACACCAAGGGAATGTTTTAATTTACAAGGGTTCCCTAGTGACTATAAATTACCAAGTATGTCTATGAGTAAATTATATTCATTAGCAGGAAATGCAGTATCAGTTCCAGTTGTAAAGTTGATCGCTAATAAAATTGTTGAGTTGCTTTAATTTTCAATAGTATAGATTTTGTGAACATCTTTTTCTTTTAAAATGTTTTTTTTTAAACGTAATTCGACTCTTTTTTTTGACTTGTATAAAGTAACTTTTCCAATATTAGAATCTATAAAATTATCTACAATTATACTAACACAATCTTCTTTTTCTATAAACCCACCAGATCTGACAAATGGAATTCTTAAAATATTTATTTTAAAACATGCTATATAAATATCATTATCTGTAGATATATAAGCTAAAATATATAAATCGGATAAATTCTTATCTTGTTTTACATTTTCTAATTTGTTTTTATAGTCATTCATAAATAATGCTACTGTTTCTTCATCCCTTTTTTCTTTAAATAATATATCTAAATTTGAACCAGATGATTTAAAATTTTGAATTATAGATTTTTCATTTGACATAGATTTATTCATTATAACACATGTAGCATCAATTCCTTCATTTTCTTTAGTTTTAACATCCATTTTACAGTGTCCTTTACCGAGATGTGTACCATCACTTGATTTCTCTATAAAATATTCACTGAATTCGTCTTCAACGTATAGTGATCTGTTTGAATATTTATAAAACTCTATTCTAGGATTCATATATTTGTCCATCTCTTCTTTTAATATATCAATGTTTATAGATTCTGGAATAGGACATAATTCTAACACATGTGTTTCTTTAATTGTTTTTTGCTTCTTTGGAATAATATATGTTTCTTCTTCCAAACTTTCATCAATAATATTATCACTAACTGTTGGTTGTTCCATTCTCTTTATTGAATTATAATAAGTATTTTATTTATAAAAATGAATTCAATTTTTTTTATAAATAATATATTTGGCTAAAAATATCATGATGAGTGTGAAATATAATACAAAAGATGCTTAAAGAATACATGATATTTTTATATTATAAAATGGTGCATGGAAATTATTACGGTATTCAATATGAAATTTTTTTAACAAAAGAAATTGATTTTTACAATGATTTATTACCCATATGGATGGAGGTTCGTGCAAGAATTGAGATTCAAAAAGATAAACAGACAAATAATTATAAGCTAATTGTTATTCCTTATGGTGAGTTTGATAAACAACTATGTAAAAATTCACTCTTCTTATCTTATGTAAGAGAGAATGATGAATGCTTATATAAAAAACAATATGAAGAATGTTTAAGAACTAAAAAGTTTGCAATGGTAGGACAATACGAAAAAATGATTAGACATAACACTAACTTACCTGAACCAATAACAAGAGAAGAGTTTAACCAGCTCTCTGTTGAAATGCAGAAACTTCAACACAAAGGTTTATATGGAAATTTATCTCAAGAAGAATGGAGAGAACACGATAGAAAATATAATGAAATTTTCAACCAATTACAGGTTCAACGAATTATACACGACCCAGAATATTTTGAAGAGATTAAATGTTTGCATACACAATTGCTAGAACAAGTTACTTTCACCGAAGAACAGAGAGAACTCATCCAAAAAGTAATTTCACATCCAAAATTGGATGGCATTATTAGCTGGCATGGTTCAACACTTGTGGACGGATTTTGGTAAGTCGATTTATTTTTAATTAAAAGAATTTAAATATAAAAATTTATATTTTATAATTAAATATGGAAAAGGAAATTAATTTACCATCAAACGGAGGTTATCATTTTGGCAAAATGATTGACCTACCAAAATATGAAGGAAGTTGGTTTGAAAATAATGAAGCAGATCAATCAAACATAATTCATAAAGCAATTATATTTTCAATAATATATAATGAAGATGAAATTTATAATAAGACAACCGGTTATGATGGAAATTGTTGGACAGCAACTATTCATGATTCGCGTATGATGGATGATATTTGTGTATATAAATTAAATTTCAGAAATCCCAGTGATTTATTTAACCATTTTGAATCACAAGATATGAAATTTTGTCCATTAAAATAATATATAAAAAATAACTTAAAGACAACTTAATATATCTATATGGAAAGGAACCATACAGCAATTTATTTAAAAAAGAGGTTTTTTTAAATTGGTTCCTGCATCCAATGTCTCGTTAGACGAGACGCCCAATTTTTTTGACACCTTACAGCAATTTTTGATGAAGATGATTTTGTTGATTTTTATGGTGTTAGCATTTTAGTATCGAGTTGGCGCAGAGGAAGCGCACAAGGCTCATAACCTTGGGGTCGAATGATCGAAACATTCACTCGATATCCTTTTAAGTTTCTTACAGCAATTTTTTAAAACCAATTAAGAAATGTTTAAAAGAAACAAGCAACTCAATGGGACCATAGTTTAGTGGTAGAATATATGCTTTGGGTGCATATGACTCGGGTTCAATTCCCGATGGTCCCCTTTTGCTCATTTGGCGCAGTTGGTTAGAGCATTCGGCTGTTAACCGAAAGGTCCTAGGTTCAAACCCATTAATGAGCACATCTTTTTATTTTTTTTAGGAATGCATTGTGGTCTCGTAGCTCAGTTGGTTAGAGCATCAGGCTGTTAACCTGAGGGTCGCAGGTTCGATTCCTGTCGTGACCGTTCTAATAATATAAAATTCAAATACTTTTATATTATTCATATTTCCAAATAAATTATTTTGTATTTTTTATCATAATTTATCTATTTAATTTTTAAAATGATGGAAATCTTATAATAACAATTCCTGTTCCACCATTTCCACCAGGATTATTATTTGAAAGAGAGCCACCACCACCAGCTGCACCACCACCACCACTTCCTGTATTAGGAGCACCACCTCCTCCTGGTATATTTGAACCTGCTACTGATGATGCACCAGAACCACCACCACCAGAACCACCTGCTCCTCCAGATTGACTCGCACCCGTTGAATATGCTCCACCTCCGCCTCCACCAGCACGTGTTACTGAAATCCCTGTTATAGATGAACTAATACCACTTCCACCTGCTCCACCAACAGCAGCTGATGCGGTTCCAGATGCATTGTTACCAGTAGAACCAGCACCACCTCCACCTCCACCACCTGATATTGATGTTGTTGAAGTTTTATATCCAGCAAAACCTTGATTAGCAGTTCCTGAACCAGCAGAAGTAGCATAAGCATTTGCTCCACCTCCAGAACCACCTGCTGCTCCTGTAGCATTTACCGCATTACCTCCTGTACCACCACCTGCTCCACCACCTTGTGAAGTTATTGTTGAAAATGTAGAAGGATTACCATTACCTCCAGGAACAGTAGCAGCTGTCCCTACACCACCAAGTCCTACTGTTACAGTATAAGGAACACCACTTGTTATTGTTAACTTTGATTCAGCTGATGCACCTCCACCAGATGTTCCTGCTCCACCTCCAGTTGGATATGAAGTTCTATAACCTCCAGCACCTCCACCACCCGCTCCAACTTGGTCACCACCACCACCACCACCAGAACCACCTCCACCAATAACTAAGAAATCAACTGATGAACTAGAAAAATTTGGAGTAAATGTTCCAGTTTGTGGTGCCAAGAATGTATAAATAGTAAAACCTCCTGGAGCAGGATAATTTATTATTGTATTTGATGAATTAACATATGTTATTGTAAATTGACCAGGATAAAATCCAGCAACAGTTCCTCTATTTGCTCCTGAAATTCCAGTATAAGTAATTAAACTTGGAAATCTTATAATTACTGATCCGGATGAACCAGCTTGACCTACTAAACCTGAATTACCTCCGGCACCACCATTTCCACTTCCTGTAACTAAAAATGCGGCACCTCCAGAAGGATTTCCATTGCCACCATTTGCATATAATAAATATGAACCTGTTATATTTGAAATAGATCCATTTGATGCATCAGTTATACCAAAAGTTCCAACACCAACTGAACCTCCTCCTGGTGCACCTTGTCCACCAGTCCAATAATTAGATCCAGCATATCCTTCAACCGGTGCATATCCCCCAGCATTTCCAGCTGCTCCAGAAGTATAAGTTATATAATTACCACCACCACCTGAACCTCCAGAACCAGCAGCACTTCCACCAGAAGCTCCACCTCCTCCACCAGTAGTAGAGATTCCACTTGAACCAGAAGGTCCAAGTCTTGAAGCGCCACCTGATCCACCAGATACATTGTTTGAATTTGTATATGATCCGCCTGCACCAACTATAACATCATAAGCTGTATTTTTAGCAAAATTAAATAATCCTGCTCTATATCCACCTGCTCCTCCTCCACCACCATAATGACTTCCATTTACTCCAGAACCACCACCTCCACCACCCGCGACTACTAAATAATTAATTGAAGCATCAAAATTCGGAGTTACTGTTCCTGTTTTAGTTCCAAAAAATCTATAAACAGTATCAGTAGTAGTTGTAGCGGTAGCAACTACATTTCCTGATGGATCTATATAATTATATGAATAATCAGTATTTAATGTAAATCCCGATACTGTTAATGAAGTATTATAAACAGTAAATGTAAAATTTCCATTCCCACCAATAGCTCCAGATGCATCCTGTGGATAGGCACTAAAACTATATGTTGTTGGTCCTGTAACTACATTAGGCATAGTTCCATACAATCTACCGCTTGGGTCAAGTAATACGGAACCTGTTCCGGTAGATGGTGCTGTTCTGTAATAATAATTAATAGGATAGTTATTTGATACATCTATTGCACTCATATCAGTAAATGGACTTGTTGCATATGTATATGTTAAACCAGCTAACGCATTAGTCGAACCTAATGAACCAGTTGATGTAAATATTGGACCTAAATTAAAAAATAATGCGGGTGTAGGTGATGTAGTTGCAAAACCTGTATCCTGGTTAGTTACTTTAACATAAAATCCTCCAGTATTTACACTTGCATCTACCATTGCAAATGTTGTTGTTGCTTGTAATTGTGTTTGCGATATATATGTTGTTGATGCTGATGGATATGTAACACTATTATTAAATCCAATAAATGACACGAATGAACTAGAATTAAATGCTTGACCAGTAATAGTGTAAGTAGTTCCACTAACATCTTCTAAAACATAATTTGGAGAAATTGATGTAAATTCTGGAGGAACTTGTGAAATTGGTAACCAAGAATTTGTTAAATTATTCCAATATTCAATTAGATTTGTATCCGTATTATATCTAATATAACCAGGATATCCTGGATATGGTCTATTTGCAGATGTATCATATGCTATTCTTGTTGCTGATTCATTATTTGAATAATATGTTCCATAAACATTTGAATTTGTTTGATTTTTTGTTCTACCGACATTTAAAGAACATGAAGCTAGTATTCCTGAACTATCAGTTATCAACCTATCTGAATTTGAGCCAAAACTAGCTTTTCCATTTGTCAATATATGTATTGGATTGGAGCTCGCATCATTTTTTGTTGTTAAAAGATATAATGGAGTTGCTGACATATAAATATTATTTATATTTTTATTTAATTATATAAACAAATAACAAAAATTTATATAATGAAATATATTTTCTCTCTATTTTTGATTTTACAAACAATCATTGCTCAAGAGAAATTCAATATATTTAAGTCTTATGCAGATTCTAAACGTAAACCTCCACAATATTCTAGAGAGAAAAAGCATCTTCGTCATTCTGTTGAAGAATATCTGGATGCAAAACAATTACAAATGTATAAAATTAGATATAGTCCGGATAAATCTGATGTCATGTTTGACTCTAATTGGTCTGGATTTAAAAAAATAATATAAGAAGTAGTATTTAATAAATTTACTTAAATAATTATTGTTATATAATATAGCAAAATATGGATAGAAAAAGTATTATCATAGAGAGAAAAAGTACTCATACATTTCTCTCTAACATTTCATTCAATAAGCCATATTATAATTTATATGAAAGCATAATCACTCGAGCAATTGATATAGATGAAAACGTTTTAATTTTTCTAATATGCCAAACAGCTTTTCAGGTTGGATTTGATGGATATTTTGATGAATTTTATGTTGATGTATCTAAAAGACGGCATGTCTATGTTAAACAAATTTTATCCAATTTTAGAACTGCATATTTATCATTTGAAACATTGTCATCCAAATTTTATAAATTTATTTGCTGTTTAAAAATGAGTAATAGAGAGATTTTATTTAATCGCATTATACACACCTTCGATTTTGATAATTATATAGGAAGTATTTTTATTGAAGGAGATGAAGAACTTAAAAATAACTTTATTACTGTCTGTAATCTAATTTTATCTCAACATCAACCAAAAATAACTAATAATCGCGTTGTTCCTGTTAATTATTAGATTAAATATTTAATGAAAACAATTTAAAAATAAAATATTATACTACATTATAAGATGCAGATTTTTATAAAAACTTTAACGGGCAAGACCATCACACTAGAGGTCGAGCAATCTGATACTATTGAAAATGTTAAAGCTAAGATTCAAGATAAGGAAGGTAAACAATAAATGCCTTGAAAAGTCACAAGCTATAACTATTTTGGCTCTGGTTATAGATAAACTTTTGCAATCCAAAATGATTTAAAGATATGTCGAAAATGATAAGTATAAAACGCAATGGATCAACAACAACTTAAAATATGGTTTGCTGGATTTTATGAAGGCGAAGGGTCTATTTCAAATGACAGTAGTAATAGAAATAGACTTAGAATTAATATTGCACAAAATGATAGAACTCCACTTGATATTGGTAAAAGTATATGGGGTGGTTCAATAAGGGAAAGAATAAGAACATCTCCAGCAAGTGATAAAATATGTAAAGGACATGAATGGCAATTAAATCACAATCAGTCGATTAAGTTTATTGAAGATATAAAACCTTTTATGATTATCCCTTATAAAATTAATCAAATTAAAAGTTGTGAAGAAAAATTAAATGAAACATGGGATAAAAGATTTAAATGCTCTTTTTGTGAATCGGATTTTGCAGATTTATCAGGAAGAAGAAGACATGAAAAAATAAATCATATTCAAAAAGGTGAACTTCACCAATGTGAACATTGTGAAAAAACATACAATAGTAAAGATAGCTTACAACGACATATTAAATTAAATCATAATTCAGTGGCTAGTATTTGTGAACAACAAATGCAACATACCTTATAATGACGGGAAGTCCCTTAGAGCTCAAGTTACGTCTTATTATCGGGAAACCTTTAGTAATAGACAGGGTAATGACCTCGTTTATCGTAATAACACTTGAGATTGGGTAATCCGCGGGTTAAAAACCTAAGTCCGTTTTGATTAGGATATGGTTTTCCTTCAACGACCGCACGGGTATGGGCTTGAAAAGTCTAATCAACTTTAATGATAGCTTAAGATACAGTCTAATCCTTACAAGAAATTGTAGGGCGGGAATGATTCCCCCTGACCAACAGCGCTTGATATTTGCAGGCAAACAATTAGAAGATAACAGAACTTTATCTGACTATAATATCCAAAAGGAATCAACTCTTCATTTGGTATTAAGACTCAGAGGTGGTCTTTAAATTTGTGGACCCATTTGCTCAAAGAATTCCTCACATATTTTCCATAATTGGCACTCAGTATTTACCTCAACATAGTCATCACAAAAATTAGGATGCATCATATCGAAGAACTCTTCAGCTATATCTAAGAACTCATTTATATTCATTATTATATATAATAAATATAAAATACTTATTTCTGGAACATCTTAATACATTCCCAGATTTTTGCAGATTCATCAAAAGTAAAAACTCCACGCTTTTGCGCTAATGAAAGAAAACTAACCATAACATTTAAAGCTGTATTCTCATCATTGATTTGAACATCAACTAATTTAATTTCCTTTTGAGGCTGAGGAGGTTGAGGAATATTTTCAGTCATAACCATATTGTTAGGATCCATTATATATTCAATTAATTACTTTTTTTTTAAGTTTTTATAGCTATAACATTTATTTTTATATTAAATTTATAAAATTATTTAAAGATTAGTCATATATTTATATAGAACAAAATGAACGCAAACGGTAATATGCTCTTAAATGACCCAATTCTCAACTCTGAAATTAAAAATAAGGGTTTCGCTATCTTAGATGAAATGTTCAAGAAACATGGATGGCATATGCAAAAAAACGAATTAAATTGGATTAATTACACCAAGTTTGGCGATGAAACTAGTTGCTTTGATATTAAGATTACTCCTGATAAAATTGTCGTCAGTGTTCCACTTAAGAATTCTATTTATCAATTTGTAACTTCATTTAAGGGCTATTATGAGGCTAGTGAATACATCGAACAAAAGTTTTTTGATTATATTAAATAAAAAAATTGAAATATTAAAATGATATAAATATTATATCATATTAACTAGAAGAAAGCAAGATGGCCAACCTTATCGATATTACTGCAAATACTATATCTCAAAATACCTTCTGCTTTGAGGGTTCAATTATTGATAGTGAGAAAATTCATGTACCAATTGAGAATGCAAAATTTGGTATACTTAATTTTACAGCAGTCACAACATCAGAAACTACAAAAGAGCTCGACTTCGTCTTTGTAGTCGATTGCTCTGGGTCTATGTCTGACAGGTGCTCCGATGGCAGAACTAAGATGCAACATATTATTCATACACTAAAAAATATGATTGTATTTCTCCACGAGCATGCTTCTATAAATGTAAATATTACCATAAATGCATTTGATAATCAAACACATAAAATTGTTGACCGCGTAAAAATTTCTGATGATAATTTAAATGAACTCCTCACTAAGGTTGATAAAATTATTCCACGAGGAAGTACAAATATCGAACATGCTCTTAGAAAAACTTCTGAATATATTCAAGAATTAAAAACTACATATCCACTTAATGTTATCAATCATATCTTTATGACTGATGGCGAAGCTACCGATGGTTCCAAAGATATTGAAATATTGAAAAGTCTAGTAGTTGATAACGTCATGAATGCGTTTATTGGGTTTGGTATTGAGCACGATGCAGGACTGCTTAATGGCGTCGGTTCTGTTGGCAAAAGCTCTTATCATTTTATCGATAAACTTGAAAGTGCTGGCTTTGTTTATGGAGAAATTCTTCACTCCGTCATCTATAAAGTTTTGATTGATTGCGAAATCCAATTGACAAATGGTCTGATTTACGATTTTAAGACAAATTCTTGGGTTCAAACGTTAAAAATTGGCGACATCATTAGCGAAGCTAACAAAACATACAATATTATCTCAGAAAATCCTGAAGAATTTGGTGCAATGATTCAAGGAACAATGGAAGAATTGATAGTTCTTTATCCATCTAGAAGACTTGAAGATGCCGACCTCTCTAAGCATGTATTCAGACAAAGAACATTACAATTAATGTTTGAAGTTAATGATTATTGCAACAAAAAGAGGCAAGATGATATGGAATGGCAAATTCCTCCAGTATTTATGCGAGTGCCACAAGCTGTTCCTTCAGATAATATTAGACTACAAAGAGATGAACTTAAACGAAAATTGTCTGCATTTATGGAGGAAATGAAAAAGTTTATGACTGACAATGGGCTTACTGACGATAAATTTATGAAAAATCTTTGTGACGATATTTATGTCTGCTTTAGAACTTTTGATACCAGATACGGTAATATGTTTTGTTCAGCAAGGCAAACTTCTCAAGGCACACAAAGACTATATACAGTCTCTAATACTATTGCAATTGAAAGAGAAGAAACTGCCAATCTCTTTCGCAATGGGCCTCCAGGACTTGGAAGAAATAGAGGTGTTCCAAGAATTCCACGAATTCAACGCCAAACTAATGCAGTTGCAGGATTCGATTTAGACGACCCAGATGCAAATGATTTTGATTTACCAATTCTTCAGCATGAAGTGTCGGGATTTGACGATACACCATACTTAACACCACAAGCTACTCAAGTTATGCGATTCGTAAGTAGCTCAATTAATGATGACGAAGAATCCAGCGCAAACTCTACTCAAGAATTCTAAAAATTTAATATAAAAAAATTATAAAAATTTATTTACAAATTTTTTATTGTTGATAATTATTTTGTTTTTGTAATTCTGTTTGTAACTCACTTAATAACGGAAACTCGTTTGGATTGACATATTCAGACAAAAATGATGGCTGCGATTCTAATGGATTATCATTTATATTCCATAAATACTGCCAAACATCACTAATAAATGGTGATTTATTTTTTACTTTTAAACTAAATGGACACGAATAATCAGGTGTTGCAGACATTGCTTTACAAGGATTACAAGGAGAACTTAAGAACTTAAATCCAGGTATCAAACTTTCCAAATCATTGTAATCAACTTGCGTTACTTTTTCATTCTGTTCATTATAAATACCACCTTTTCCTGTATATGTTATTCTCTCTAATGTTGGATTAGAATCATCTTTTAAATTACATTTAATGATATCATCTGAACGATTATCTAATAAACCAGAAGAATAACCAAACTCACCAAAACCACTTGGTAAATCTTCCATTTTATTTCCAGATGGGTCTTTAACGAGAACACCATTTAACAGAAATTGACCTTCTTTTGTTTGATAAGAGAGAATTCTCAGTATTGCGGCTTCATTATACACTGTTCTTGCATAATTCACAGCTTGCTCAGGCATTGTTCTTATATACGGATTTCGACGGACAGCCTCCTTATATAAGTCTATCACTTTTTGGGACCAAGGCCACATACCATGTTTGTTAAAATAATCTAATTCTTCTTGAGAAGCTTGTGTTCCTATCACACCCATATCAAAAACTTTTTGTCTATTTATTGTGCTTTGTATGCTAATAAAATCTGATTTTGAATCTTGTGTAAAACTTCCTGTTGGTATATTAGTTTGTTCTGATTTATTATCCATACTAAATGTTCCATCAATACTAAAACTAAAACCTTCTTTTCTTGATAATTGAGAGAATCTAAATAATACTAAAAATAGTAAACCTATAACTAAACCATAAATTTTGTTATTCATATAAACTAATAAAACTGTAACAATAAGTATTAAATTTCCTAAAAGTGTATTAAATAAAGATACAAATACTTCAGGAATAAAATATAATATCAACCAAATTGCAATTAATATTGTCAACAATCCAATTACTTTTGTTTTATTTTCATCATTTATAAAATTTTTTATTTTTGGTAACTTCATATATTATTTAATTATTTTTTATAATTTAATAATATATATGCGTAAGAGTAAAAAAAATAAAACAATTAAAAAAAGAACTAAAAAATGTGTTTACACTGATGAAACAAAACACATAATTAAACTTACAAAACAAATTAGAATGCAAAATAAAAAAATGATGAAAACTATGAAGAATAATAAAACTAAATAAATTATTTACCAGTTGAGCCAAAACCGCCTTCACCTCTAGAAGTTTTTACTCCTAGCGCTTCTTTTGTTGAAACCATTGTTACCATAATTGGGATTAGATCTGGAGCACAAATTTGTAAATGACGGTCAAATTTAAAAACAAGTAATTTATCATCATAAATGCAATCAAACATTCCAATTAGATGTCCTCTGTATCCTGCATCAATAATACCAACACTATTTGCTAATCTAATAGGAGTTTTTGAAATACTTGAACGCGGATACATATAAAATCCAGTATTGATTTCTTTACGATGGTCGTGCATTTGCTTAAGAATTGTTGCACTACAAATAATATCATAGTCTATTAAATTTACTTTATGTTCATACATAATCATAGATGTAGGAGCAAACAAATCAAATCCAGCATCAATATGGTCAATATTATTTTTAAGCTTTAAATGATGATTATGAATAGCTTCTGCATATTTATTTTTAAGTTCCTCATCTGTTGAATCCACAAATATTTTTAACTTCATTACGCTATCATATTGATAAAGCAAATCGTCTTCCAAATCATATAAATCAACTTCTTCTTGTGACATTCTGTTACTTACTTATTTAGTTTTAAATTGTTTTTATATATAGTTTTCAATTTTTTAAATTAATATTATATATGACCAATTTGCCACGTTTAGAATTAACAGAAGACCCAAATAAAAAAAATGATTTTATAATATTTCGTAAACAAATTAAAGGCAAAAAAGCGCCCAAAGGTTCTACAAGTTTAAAAAAATTATCATCTAAAAAAACACGCAAACATAGGAAAGGAAAAACCAGAAAGCATAAGAAGAAGAAATCCTTTTTCAATATATTTTAAATTGGTTTAAAAGTATTATCTAATATTAATATATTATATAATGCATATCTTTGGATTTGTTTTTTCTCTGCTTTTTCTCTCTAATCTTGTAACGGGATTCGATTATACTCAAGAGGCATTATCTGACCAACTTCTTGAAGTGCCTGGATTAGAATGGACACCTAACTTTAATCAATTTAGTGGATACTTGAATCTTGCCGGAACTAAGAAGAATATTCATTATTGGTTAGTTGAAGCCGAAAATGACCCTCAAAATGCTCCACTAGTCTTCTGGACAAATGGAGGGCCAGGATGCTCGGGTTTAATCGGTTTCATGACTGAACAAGGACCTTTCAGACCTGATGCTGACGGTAAATTGCTGTCAAATATGTATGCTTGGAATAAAATTGCAAATATGGTCTTCTTAGAACAACCTGTCGGCGTCGGCTTTTCGTATTCTGATGATAAAGACGATTATAAGATTGGCGATGACCAAGCTGCTCAAGATAATTTAGCTACTATTTTGGCATTTTTCCTAAAATTCCCACATTTTAATCATACTGCATTATACATCACATCTGAATCATATGGCGGACATTATATGCCTACTTGGGCTGATGCCATCATGAAATTTAATGATGCTCAGGAATATTCTCAACATCGTATAAATTTCAAAGGATTTGCCGTCGGAAATCCATATACAGATTATTATTCTGGAGTCGGCGCACAAATGGAGACATATTGGGGTAAACAATTACTTCCAAAACCATCTTGGGATACGTATGTTGCTAATGGTTGCACTGACCCTATTAAAATGGTAAATTCTTCTGTTTGTGAATTATTCTTACTCGATTTTATGAAGAAAATTGGCAATCTTAATCCTTATGCTCTTGATTATCCTGTCTGTTTAACAGCTCAACAAAGAAGAATGAGTGAACTTGTATTTCAGACTAAAGATGCTCTAGCTGATTACGAACCTTGCGAAGATAATTATGCTGCCGATTATTTAAATAAACCTGAAGTCAAGGATGCTCTTCATGTCCATAGTAATATTGAATGGGAAGAATGCTCTAGAACTACCAAGTATAATTTAGCTGACAAGATGCTTCCTATGGAACATTATTATAAGACCATCTTAAACTCTAAGACACATCCTGATTTAAGAGTTTTGGTTTATTCTGGTGATGATGATGGTGTTTGCGGAACTATTGGCACTCAGCGCTGGATTTATGACTTAGGATTTTCTGTTGATTCATTATGGAAGACTTGGTACGTTGATGGACAGGTTGCAGGATACATTACCAAATTTAATACACCTTTTAGCAAAGATAATCGCTTCTATTTTATGACTGTTCATTTTGCAGGCCATGAAGTGCCTACTTATAAACCTAAGGAAGCCCTAGAATTGTTCGAAATGTATATTAACAATAAAATATAAATAATATAATTAGTATAAAGTTATCAATCTAATTATATTATATGAATATTCCCTCTTTTAAACTACAACACCATCTAAGAGTTATTAAAACATTTAATGATGTTAAATTAGATGATAATTGCAAGCCTCTCGTTATTTGTGATATTGACCATACTTTTATTCGTTGCTCTTATGGATTAGACCATTTTCGTAAAATTCTTAATGATGATGTAAATAGTTTACCAAATACAGTTACAATCGGTCTTGATTTAGATAAAGAAGCTGTTGATTTAATGAATAGAGCATATAATATGGGATTTGTTAAACAAACAGACCCCGATGGATTTAATAATATGTTACAAAAAATTGAACAACTCGGTGGTAAACTTATTTTTTTAACTGCAAGAGGCATTGTTAGTCATGAAAAAACAGTTAAAGACCTTAAAAGAGCTGGTTTCGAACATCCTGAGAATTTTGATATTCATTATACTAATAGCGAGATGACAAAAGGAGAATATTTAAAAAAAACAAATTTAACAGACGGTTATGAACATATTTCTTTTATAGATGATTATCCAAGTTTTATAGCATCTGTACATCATCATTTTCCTAATATTCAATGCTATCTATTTCATTATGATTAACTGGCTTCATAATTAATTAAATTTAATGCATCTAAACGATGATAGAAATATCTGTAGTCCCATTCTAACTTTTTACGCTCAGTTTCCATATCCCATAATAATTCTTTGGTTTTTTGTATCATATCTAAGGTCGCACCTATTTCCTTTGCTTTTTTTGTTAAATTTTTGATATTTTCAATTTCTTCGTCGACCTTCTTTAATTTTTCGCTATATTTTTCAGCTCTATCTTTCGTGTCCGTTACAATTTCTGTGTATGACTTAGTTGGCATGTCGTCGAATTCCATGATTTCGTCAATTGTCGCCTTCTCACATTCCTCTTCTTTTTTCTCCCAATTAACAAAATAAAATCGCACTGAATTAGTATTGAAATCTAGTAAGAATATATAACCTAATTTTTCACCATTATTTAAGAAATAACCTGAATCTAAAATATTGATAAAACTATGCTGGCAATTTCGTGTCAAACAATACCAATCTCCGGTATTTTGATATGACACAGTCAGGTCTGTATAAGTTTTACATTTTTCGATTGCTTCTGGCTTTGGCTTATTCTTCGCTTCTTGTAATTTCTCAAATGCTTCGCGTAACAAATCTATAGAACCAAAATGCTTCATCAATATAAATATCTCTCTAACACATGTTTGCCAAAGCATATCGGCGTCATAATAAACACGCATTAAACGAACTTTACGACCAATTTTATACCCGAATGAACCTTGAGTTCCCATATTATTTTATATATAAAATAA